TGTCACAGCAGGTACATCACAAATCAACTGTTCTTCAACGTCTACATCATTAACATTCTCCGGCAACAACCAAACCTTCTACAACGTCGCCTTCACCAGTACCAGTGTCGGAACCGTCACGATCAATGGCGCAAACAGCTTCAACAACCTGTCTTTCACCGGCATCACCTCTGCTGGTCTAAAGAACATCTCCCTCACCGCCAACCAAACCGTCACCGGTACGCTGACCCTATCCGCAGGCACCAATGCCACGATGCGACACTTCGTTCGTTCTGACACCATCGGAACCACCCGCACGATCACTACCGCTGCGTTCTCCGGGACTGACGTAGACTTCCGAGACATCACCATAGCTGGAGCTGCTGCTCCGGTATCCGGGACTCGCTTGGGTGACTGCAAGGGCAATAGCGGGATTACGTTTGTTGCTGGAAAAACCGTTTATGTCCGCTCGACTGGATCAGCCAACTGGTCATCGTCTACTGGCTGGTCTGCTACGGAAGGTGGCGCAGCGGATGTCACGCAGTTCCCTCTGGCTCAAGATACGGTGATCTTCCCTGCTGCAACGTATCCATCATCCGGCAGCACGATTACGGTTGATCAGTCCTACAACATTGGTACCATCGACATGTCGGCTCGAACGACGAATACGATGACGCTGGCAACGGGATCGTTAATTCCTTTTCCTGCAATTTATGGTAACTGGATCAATGGTACTGGTACAACACTGACGGGGACATCAGGTATTGCTTTTAACGGTAGAACTTTACAAACAATAACAAGTGCAGGTAAAAATTTTGCCCAATATTTTAGTATTGACAGCCCTGGAGGTACTGTAAAACTACTTGATGCATTAACAACATCAAATTCTATAGGTAATTCCGGCCTTACGTCAGGCACGCTAGACTTAAACAACTATACTTATACAGGATCTGCTTATGCTTTTGTAGGCTCTGCAACAAAAACTCTGGCAATAGGCACCCAATCTCTTGTGCTTGGGGCATCTGGTTCATGCTTTAACTATAGTGGGTCTAATCTCACCGTCACCGGCACCGGCACAATCAGCCTCACCTCTGCCTCGGCTAAAACCTTCGCAGGCGGCGGGGTTTCCTACTCAGGCATCACGCTGAACCAAGGCGGCAACGGTACGCTGACGATCTCCGGTAACAACACGTTCAAGACCATCAGCAGTACGGCTGCGGGTGCGACGACCATCAACATCGGCACGACGACCCAGCGGATCACGACATCGTGGACTGCTGCTGGTACGGCAGGAAACATCCTGACGGTCCAAGGTACATCAGCAAGTTCTCCGGGTACGCTGGTGTTCACTGGGTCTGGTACGGCTGCTAATGTAGACTACCTAGCGATCACGGGTGTCCGGGCGTACAGCCTTGACACGACATGGTTTGCCGGTGCGAACTCTACGAACAACGGTAGTCTTGGCTGGTACTTCCAGAGTGGGGGTACTACGGTTACAGCATCAGTCAGCGAGACGTCTACCGCTTCCGATTCAATCAGTGCTTTGGGAGTTTTTGGTGGGGTAGTTTCGGAAACAGTCAATATCTCAGATTCTGTAACTGGGGGTTTGCTTTTCCAAAGTGACATCTCCGAAACCGTTACCGGCTTGGATTCAATTGATGCGGTTTTGATATTTAATCGTTCGGTCGATGAGTCAGCCATTGCGGCTGATAGCTTCGATGCACTAGCGACGTTTAATTCAAACATCGCTGAACTCACGACCGGCACTGACACAGTATCAAGTCTTGGAGTGTTAGGAGCGGATGTTTCAGAGCTTTCTGTTGCGTCTGACCAAGTTGCCGCAGGCATTTTATTTTTGTCAGACATTCAAGAATCTTCTGTCGCAGCGGATTCAGTCTCTGTAATTCTCACACTTTCGGCTGATATTTCAGAAACCTCAACGGCGTTAGATGTCGTTGCAGCGCAAGCTGTCTTTCCCTCAAGCGTTTCAGAACTTGCCACCGCAGCGGATTCAAATGCGGGGATCGTTACATTCCTAACATCAATCAGTGAAACATCAACCGCTTCTGAAACCGCTACAGCCGCTGCGTTCTTTGTTTCCAACATTATTGAAAGCGCAAACTCAACCGATACTACCGCATCACTAGTGACCTTTGGGTCGCTGATCAATGAGTTTGTTCAGACGCTCGATACCTTCTTGGTTGCGGCTTCGATCTTTAACGCTCCGTTCTCGGACTCTGCTACGGCATCCGACAGTGATGTTGGGTTCATCACGTTCCCCACTGTGATTGATGAGTCAGCCACGGCGGCAGACGAAGACGTTGGATTCATCACGTTCCCCACAAGTATCAACGAGACGTCAACCGCTCTTGATACGATGTCTGCGGTAGCGACGTTCGTTTCGGCTGTGTCGGAACAAGTAACTGGTATCGATTCATTCCTAGTCGCACCTAGCATCTTCAACGTGGTGGTGCCTGAGAGCGCGGTGGCTCGGGATGTGGTAGCATCAAACGTAGTCTTTGTATCAAGCATTTCTGAGCTTGTCGCTGCAATTGATCTGTTCTCTGGTGCCTATCTCTGGACAGACGTAGACGACTCGCAAGGTGCAATTTGGGCAAATGTTAATAATTCCCAAGGATCGGTCTGGACTCCGGTTAATAACTCTCAGGGTGCGACTTGGACTAATGTGAACAATTCGCAAGGGGGGACATGGACAGATGTCAACGATTCCCAAGGGGCTGTCTGGTCACCGGTTATACCGTAAAGGTCTATCATGCCTGTCGTAAAACTTAGCTTTAAGCCCGGAGTTAATCGGGAAAACACTCGGTATACGACTGAGGGGGATTGGTACGCTTCCGAAAAAGTTCGGTTTCGGCAAGGTACGCCAGAGAAGATTGGCGGCTGGGAGCGGATTTCTGCAAATTCTTTCGTAGGTTTGTGCCGTTCCTTGTGGGCGTGGACAACGATTGCTGGGCGCAAACTTGTCGGGGTGATGACGGAGAAGAAGCCTTATATTGAGTACAACGGGTCGTACACGGACATCACCGCTGTCTCCACCGTCTGGTCTAGTCCGGTTACGGTTTACAGCTCCACGATTGGCTCTTCAGTTATCCGACTCAATTTCAATCCTACTTGGAGCAACAAATCCCAGTTCACTTGGGTCGGGTCTTATATTTACTTAATTGATGTCTCCGGAATTGACGCAAACATTACCGCATCAGTCCTTAACAATAAATTTTTTGAGATTATTGCTTACGATACAAGCTTAGGAATTGCTGATATTGATGTTGGTGTTGCTGCAGCATCTGCCGTTTCTAGCTTAAACATTAACGGTTATTACAATTACACAGGACCGTTGTTTAGCAATTATTATTCACAGTCAAATTTTGGGCAGGACTTACTCTTTTGCCGTCGAGGTGGACAGATTAACGTTTGGGATGGTCGGGTTGGCTGGCTGCTTAACGGTAATACAATAACGTTTACAACGGGTGCAACGACCTACGTCACCACGACACAACCATGCCCTCCCGGAGCTACCACAGAACGGTTTCCTGTATATTTCAGATCAACGGAACTACTTCCTTCAGGACTTAGCTCTATTACGCTTTACTGGCTTGCTCGTTTTGGAAGCTCTGGGGCGATCACGACTTTCGTGATCTATACGGCTGAGACTGGGGGGACTACCGTAACGACTACGACTTCTGGTTCGGGTACGTTTTCTGCATGGATTAATGCGAGGACTCTTAAGGACGTTACTAGCGGTAATGTCGATGTTCCGGATAAAGTTAACTACGTCCTCGTATCCGATATTTATAGGTTTGTATTTGCTTTTGGGGCTAACCAAGAAGGCACTTCTGACACAAACGGAACCTCACAGATTCAACCTATGCTGATCCGTTGGTCGGATCAGGAAGACTATACAAACTGGACTCCCGCTGCAACGAATCAAGCGGGGTCGTTGCTTTTATCTCGTGGGTCTCAGATCATTACAGCACTTCAAGCACGTCAAGAAGTCTTGGTCTGGACTGATAGTGCTCTTTACTCCCTACAGTACCAAGGGGCACCCACGGTCTGGGGCGCTCAGTTAATGGGCGATAACATCTCTATTGTCAGTCAAAATGCGGTGTCGTATGCAGCGGGTGCAGCCTTCTGGATGGGTGTTGATAAGTTCTATATCTATAACGGTAACGTCGATACTCTAAAATGTGACTTACGTCAATATATTTTTGGTGACATCAACATTTCGCAATACGCTCAGATCTTTTCTGGTACCAACGAAGGGTTTAATGAGGTCTGGTGGTTTTATTGCTCCGCTGAATCGTCCACGGTCAATCGTTACGTCATCTACAATTACGCAGAAAAAATTTGGTATTACGGTACACTGGCTCGTACCGCATGGTTGGACTCAGGACTGCGTGATTACCCCCTTGCAGCGACGTATTCATACAATCTGGTTAATCATGAGAAGGGAGTTGACGATAACGTGTCGGGTACCCCGGCTGCAATCACGGCTTCCATCGAGTCAGCGGAAACTGATCTGGCCGAAGATGGGAATAAATTCCTGTTTATACGGCGGGTCTTGCCTGACATCACGTTCCGTGGATCTACGGCGATGAGCCCCGCTGGGGTCTTGACTCTGCTTCCTCTTAAGAACTCCGGCTCTGGCTACAACAGCCCTCAGTCCGTAGCGGGGTCTTCCAACGCAACGGTCACTCGCACGGCTACCGTGCCTATTGAAAAGTTTACAGGACAAGTGTACATTCGTATCCGGGCAAGGCAGCTTGCGCTAAAGTTTGAGTCCACTGGTGTCGGTGTGCAGTGGCAGCTTGGCTCGATGCGTCTGGATGCTCAAGAAGATGGTCGTGCTTCTGGTGCTGGGGTAACCGGTAGCTAACATGCGCTACGATCTCGAACCTGTTGAACCGCCTGCTCTTCCATCCGCTCCAACCGAGTACATACCGGGAGAGCGTGAAAAGTATAGTAACGTCCTGCGCCTCTACTTCAACCGAGTCTCGTCTTACATTCGG